ATGCTAACCGAAAAGCAGATCCGTTCGCTCAAGCCAGAAGATCGTGATTACGTGATGTCCGACGGGCGCGGTGCGCGTGGGGAAGGGGTGCTGCTGCTGAAGGTTCGCGCCAACGGCACGAAGGAGTTCTACTACCAGTGGTTCGTGGCCGGCAAGAAGAAGCAACGCAAGCTCGGCGTGTGGCCGACGATGTCGCTGACCGTTGCGCGGGACAAGTGCAAGGGTGCCTCGCCGCAGAGTGAAGCGGAGGGCACGCTGCAGAACCTGCTCGATTCGTATGTGGCCAAGCTGAAAGCCGAGGGCGCGGCCTCGGCCGGCAACGTGGAATGGTCTCTCAAGCACTATGTATCTGAGCCGTTCCCGCATCTGGTGAAGAAGCTGGCCAGCGCCATCGAGCCCGGGGATATCCGGGACATAATCTCCGCGATGATCAAGGCGAAGGTGACCACCTACTGCAACCGGGTGCGGTCGCAGCTGCATGCTGCGTTCCAGCACGGGCTCAACCAGGAATACAACCCGCGGGACTACCTCAAGTCCAAAGTGCGCTTCGGGTTGACCTATAACCCGGTGGCGAGCATCCCCGTGCAGGGCGATTGGGAGCGCCCCGGCCAGCGCGTGCTGAGCAAGGAAGAGCTGGCGGCGCTGTGGAACCTGCTGCCCGAGGAGCTGAGCCTTGTCACGGCGGAGCTGATCAAGTTCCTGATCGCCAGCGGTGGGCAGCGGCCGGAGCAAGTGGTGGCGTCAGACCGCACGATGTACCGCGACGACTACTACATGATCCGCAGCAAGAAGGGCGTAGAAGGCGAGCGGGAGATTCATGTGGTGCCGTTCAATGGGCTGAGCCGCGCATGCCTGGAGCGGCTGAAACCGATCTCCGGCGAAGAGGCCTTTCCGTTCATGGGCCGCTACAAGAACAACTCGATCAATGTTCAGTCCGTGTCGCGGGCGGTGACGAAGCTATGCGCGCGGCACCCGGACACGTTCAAGACGCCATTCACGCTGCGTGACCTGCGGCGCACCTGCAAAACGCTGATGGGTGTGGCGGGGATCAGCAAGGAACTGCGCGATCGCATCCAGGGGCATGCGTTCAGCGATGTGTCGTCGAAGCACTATGACCGCTACGACTACCTGAAAGAAAAAAGCCAGGGCCTCGAGGATTGGGCTGCCTGGCTTGTAGATGTGGCTGGCGTGAAGCCGTAGCCGTCACGCTGCCTGTTTGCTCCACGCTTCTGGGTCCTCCAGCCAGAGGCGCAGATCTGATGCTCGCCAACCAACCCGGCCCGGCGAAAGCCGGACCTGTTTCGGGAAGCGACCGGCCTTGATCTCGCGCCAGAGCGTGGCGTGGGACAGGGTTGTGACCTCCAGCACCTGCTCCTCGCGCAGGTATCCTTCAAGCGCGACCACGGCGTTTCCCTCCCTTGCGATGCTTCTTGGTGCCGCCATGGCAGGTCAGGCGGTAGCTGATGAACGTGGCCAGCTCGCCGATCTCGGCTTTGATGTCGTCGATGATGGCGCCCATGATCGCGTTCACCTCCTCATAGGTGGCGCGCTGGATGGTGCGGGAGTTGTCGACGTGGGTCTTGCCGTCCGGCGTCTTGACCAGCCATTCCATCGTCCAGCGCTGCGGCTTGCGTGGCAGGCGCCCGCTGACCTGGGCGATGTCGTGGGGCATTTCCGTGCTGAAGAAGATGGAGTAGGTCATGCCGCACCTTCCCGCTGCTCAGGGTCGAGCAGCTCAATGGGGATTTCGATAGCCTGGCCGTGCAGATGCGAGACCAGCGCGCGCAGGGCTGCGGTGAGCATGCGGTCTGCGGTGTGGCCAGCACGTATGCCGGCCTGCAGGCAGCTCGCGCCGTTGTATTGGAAGTGCAGCTCGAGGCGTGCCTGCTGGCCGTACCGACAGAACAGTGCCCAGGCTTCGCCCGGGTCGCGATCCGGGCGGAAGGGGCGCACGCCGTGGGTCTCTTTCACGAACAGCCGAGGGCCGCTGCCGTACTCGCTGGGCAGGATCTCCACCGGGCGCTGTATCGCAGAGCCGACGGCATAGGCCAGCGCGATGCCGGTGAGATTGGAGGTGGAGATTGGCTTGGTTGTCATGCCGCATCCTCCCCGAGCTGCTGCGCGCTGAGGTTGGCGCGGACGAGGGCGGCGGCTACCGGTGGGCAGACGCTGTTGCCGCACATACGCACCTGAGCGGCCTTGCTGAGCTTCTTGCCGCCGGCGGTGCGGTCGTGGATGTAGTCGGCGGGGAAGCCCTGAGCGGCGAACAGTTCGTGCGGCTCGAGCATGCGCATGCCGATGTCGACGATCTCGTAAGGCTCGCCCTTGATCATCACCAGTGCGTGGCGGTCCTTGGTGGTGACGGTGTGCAGCGGTTCCTGTAGGGGCTGGCCGTCCCCAGTGCCGTAGTACTTGAGCAGGAAGGCGCGCACTTCGCCCATGTGGCCGCCGGTGGTGAGTGTGTGGATTGGCTCGCGCAGGTCCTGGCCGATGCAGTTGTTGCGTAGCTTAACCAGGTGGCTGGTCACCAGTGCGTTGTGGTCGACGGTGGTCGCGGTTGGCAGCGGGCATTCCAGGCTGCTGCCCGGGCCGGTGTAGTTGCCGCCGTAGTGTTTGGCGAGGAAGGCGGCGACGAGGCCGATCGGAGCGGCGCCGCCCGGCTTCTTGATGAAGCTGTTCGCGGTGACAGTTGCCAGCGGCGCTTCGACCGATGAGCCTCGATCGTTCGACCGGAACTTGGTGATCACCGGAGCTACCAGCGCGAAGTGCCCGCCTTTTACCTGGGCGCAGATGGTGCGCAGCGGTGCATCGGCCGGCATGTTGCGCTGGGTGCTGCCGTTGGCGTGCTCCGTGATGAAAGGTGCCATGCCCTGAACAACGAAGGGCTGGTTCGATTCGATCACGTAGCGCTGGATGCCCCGTGCGATGCGGCGCAGGGTGTTCTCGGCCAGTGGCTTCTTGCGAGTGAAGATCGACGGGCAAGGCAGCGACCAGTCGATGATCTCCGCGGCGGTGCGCCATGGCTTCAAGCGCTTGGCCTTGACCGCTTCGCTCGCCGGGTCCCCGTGGGTAGGCTCGGGCCAGACGATGGGTTGGCCATCGCAACGGGCGATGAGAAACAGGCGCTTGCGGATGGTCGGCGCGCCGTAGTCGCAGGCGCGCAATTCGCGCCAATCCACCTGGTAACCGTGGCGCTGCAGGGCGTTGACGAAGCTGGTAAAGGTGCGGCCCTTGTTCTTCGGGCAGGGTCGGCCGTCGGTGGCCAGCGGCCCCCAGGTCACGAACTCCTCGACGTTCTCCAGCATGATGACCTTCGGCTTGACCGTGGCGGCGTAGCGGATGGCGACCCAGGCGAGCCCGCGGATCTCCTTCTTCACCGGGGCGCCGCCCTTGGCCTTGCTAAAGTGCTTGCAGTCTGGGCTGAACCAGCAGAGATCGACCGGGCGACCGTCAACGACAACGCGCGGGTCGACCTCCCAAACTGATTCGCAGAAGTGCTTGGTGTGCGGGTGGTTGATGTCGTGCATGGCCACGGCTTCGGGGTCGTGGTTGATGGCGATGTCGACGGGGCGGCCAAGGCCCAGCTCGATGCCCGTCGAAGCGCCACCGCCGCCGGCGAAGTTGTCGATCACCAGGCCGTTGAAGTTGAACGCGGGTTGCGGGTGGATGCGGAAGATGTTGTCCATGGCCACCTCACAAGCACTGCGGCGCCGGGGCGCCTGTGTGTTCGGCGTCGACGCGCTCCCAAGTGGAGCGAGCGCGGGCGCGGTGGGTGGACTGCATCAGCTCGAGCAGGCGGTTGTGGTAGTGCAGGAATGCCCGGGAGGGGGTCCAGTTCTCCAGCGGTTTGTTGAGCGGCGTGACGCCGGCGAGGCATTCCCATTCGCCGGCGTGGTCTGGCATGAGCTGCGCACGCTCGGTGGCTAAGGCGATCATGTCGGCCTCGTGCACGCAGGCGGGCAGTTCCGGTTCGAGGTGGAAGTGTTCGCAGATGGCCAGCCAGACCTTGCGCTCCACCTCGTCGTACAGCGAAACCAGGCTCTGCGCCTCATAGAACTCGCGCATGCCGAGCTTGAGCGGGCGCACCATGTCGCCGACGTAGGCTTCGGTGGCGTCGTGGAGCAGGGCGGCGAGCTGGTGTTCGGCCGGGACGATGCTGGCCACCAGCAGGCTGTGCTGTGCGACTGAGTAGTGCCGGCTGGTGTGGCCGTTGAAGCGGCAGAGCTGCGACAGGGCGTGGGCGATGTCCAGCGTGCAGACCTGGTCGGCCTTGGGCGCGAGCAGGTCGAAGCAGCGGCCGGAGCGGGTGAGAATCCAGGTCATGCAAGTTCCTCCAGCATCCGGCGCAGGGCTCGTTTTTCCAGCGCAGCAGTGTCCATGCCGTCCCCTTTGTCGAATGCCGTGCCGGCAATCGCGCAGGCGCTGGCGTAGACCTGCGCTTGCGACATGATCTGTTCAACAGGAAGGGCGCGACTCGCTGGGCAGCTGAGGCGGAGAGCGGCAAGGAGCTGCTTTGCCTCGTGCAGTGCGTCGTCTAAGGCGTGATGTTTGGTGCCTTCGAATGGCACCTGCTTGGCTTCCGGATACAGAGCGAGCAGGGTGCGGAGGTCGCGATCGTTCCAGAAGTGCCATAGATTGCCTATGCCGCAGGCATCGAGGGCGCTACGCACGATGACGTTGTCGAAGCTGCTGCCGTTTCCCCAGACCAGTGCTTTGTCTTCCGTGATGAATTCCTCCAGCGCTGCCAGAGCGACGGGGAGCAGCACGGAGGGCTGGCTTCCATCGACTTCGGCGCGGGCGGCGGCGTCTTGTTTCAGCCACCACTTCACAGTGCTGGCGTCCATCACGAGTCCGACTTGGAGAGAAGACTCCAGGCATACCCGACGATAGAGTGACTCTGTGATAACGCCTTGTTCGATACGAACGCAGCCTATGGCCGCGATGGCGGCTCGAGGGCCTTTGCCCATTGTTTCCAGGTCAAGTACGTAGTGGGTTGCGTTGATCATGCCATCACCTCCACTTCCATCACCGGCAGGGTTTGCCAGTAGCGGTCGAACAGGGCGCGGGCGCTGGTGGAGAGCTTGCGGGCGGTGGTGGCCTGGTCGTGCGAGCCCATGCCTGCGAAGACGTTGGCGGCCAGGCTGAGTTTGTCGGCCATGGCCACGAGCTGGTTGGCGTCGTCTTCGGTGATGACGCGGGTTTGCAGGTTGGCGAGCTTGGCGCGGCAATCGTCCAGCTCAACGGTAGTGGCTTCGAGTGCCTGGGCGGCGTTGAGTCGGCTGATGGTGAGGCTGTGCTTGGCCGACTCGATGTCGCGGCGGGCCTGCGTGAGTTCATAGCGGTGGGCGTGCAGGCCGCGCTGGTACCCGATGTCGAAGGCCTCGCGCTTGCCCTTGCGCAGGCCCTCATAGAAGCCGAGGCCGAACACGATGGCCATGCCTGCGACTGCGCCGATGAAGGCGATGATCTGAATGGTGGTGAAGTTCATGTGCTGTGTCCCGTTTGAGCCCGCCGGCTGGTGAGGCCGGCAGGTTGTTGGTGGTGGTTATTTACCGAGGGAGAAGGTGCCGATGGTGAGCGGCACCAGGCCGCCGACTTCCTGCTCGAGCACGTCCTTGAATTCCTGGGCGAAGGCTTCGCGCTGGGCTTCCTCCCCGACCCACCGGAGTTTCAGGAGTGGCTCGTCGCGGCCAGTGATGACGGACAGGCGCAGCTTGATATCTGCCACGTCCAGTCCTTCGAACGGCACGGTGGTAAAGATGAAGGCGGAGGGCAGGGTGTCCTGGCTCTTGGCCTCGATCTCGTCCATGGCCGAGCGGCTGGCGGAGAAGTCGCCCACGTTGCTGTCGCGCTGGCTGGTGGCCTTGATGACCATGCGGCGCACGGCGTTGATGGCCTGCAGCATCTGCAGGGTTGTCTCGCCGTCTTGCGCCTCGAGGTTGGGCAGCCAGTCCTCCAGCCACTCGGCGAGTTCCTTCTGGCCGAGCGTCCGGCCGACGACGCCTTGTAGCGCGGAATAGGCGGCGGTGGGCTTGAGGGTGAGGGTGGCGGTGTCATCGCCGTGGCCGGCGTGGTCGGGCTCGCCCAGGTTGAAGATGACGGTGGCGGACATGGCGTCCTGATCGATGAAACCACCCGGGCGGGGTTGGTTGGCGTTGTCATGGGCGGCGACGTACTTGGTGAAGTCGCGCAGCGAATGAGTGCGCAGTGTTCCGCGGAAGCGATCGCGCAGGGGCTGGTACTGCTCGAGGCTGCGCAGGCTGACAGCTTCCGGCAGCACGGCCACGGACGTGCCGCCGTCGATGACGATAGGCTTGGCGGCGGCGATGATGGCCTGGGACTCGATGTGTTGGATGGCTTCTTTGCTCAGCGACATGCTGTGTCTTCCTTTTGGTGAGTGGGGCTTGGTGATGCGGCTCAGACTTCGCGGGCTTTAACCGGCGCTTCCTCGCGGGTGAACATCTGGTCGGTCGGGCTCGTCTGGAACAGCTCGAGGCCGTTCTCGGTGACGTACATGGGCGTGTCGAGGGAGGTGTCCTCGCGCTTCTTGCCGCGCTTGGTGGGTTGCACGAAGTCCAGCGTGTGGCTGACGGTGACCTGGTTGCTCTGGCCGATCTGCTTGAGCTTGAACTTGAGCGTTACCTCGCCGGGCTTGCCGTGGTCGACCACGCCAGCGGCGACGTCGGAGAGCGCGCGGCCGACCTGCTGGGCGAATACGCTGGCGTTGAGGGAGTTGATGAACTCGCTGGTATCGGTGGGTTTCATGGCGTGCTGTGCCTCTTTGGTTGCCCTTGGTGGGGACGGGTTATGCCGCTTGCGCGGCGGCGGTTTGATCCAGCCAGTCGGCCAGATCGTGTAGGTAGATGACCCAGGGGCTGCGGTTGGAGCTGGGGTCGAGCTGCCGGATCTTGAGGTTGAGCTGGCCTTCGCGGACTTTGCGGCGCAGGTGCTTGACCGTGGTGATGTGCGGCAGGTGGTCGGCGAGCAGCTGCTCGGCAGTGATGTAGTTGCCGGGGTAGCGGCTGCGTAGGGTGTCGAGCGTGGTTTGCGGTTGTGGCTTCATGGCAGCACCTCCCCGCGCCCCGCCGGGAGGCGTAGGCGGATCAGTTCGGTGATGCCTTCGATGGTCTTGCCGGCTTGGCGGTCGACCACGCTGCCGGCTCCGTCTGTGATGACGCAGGCGAACGGTGCGGCCTGCCCCGGGGTGAGCGTGACGTGCGGCAGGTAGCCTGCCGGCAGCACGGCAAACAGCGCACACCAGAGGCGACCGAGGTCGTCCGCGTGCGGCTGGTTGGCTTGCAGGTGGACGATGGCCTCCGAGCAGGCGCCGCGCAGCACGGTTGCCGGTACCACGCTTGGGTGGTCCAGATGCAGGCTGGTGAGCTTGAGCGCGCCGATCGCGTGTTGGGTGGCTGAGGTGGTCATGCGGCGGCGTCCTTCTTGGTGACGGTGATGTCGAGCTGCTCCGCCAGCCAGGCGATGCCGGCCTCGGTGGCCATGACCACCCCGTAGTGCGTGTAGCTTTTGATGGCCGGGTTCCAGCGGCTGCGGGTGTCGACGAACAGCCGGCCCCGGCCGCGCTCTGTGCTGATCAGCTCGCCGGCGTGGTTGAGCAGGCCCAGCTCGCGCATACGGGCGCGCAGCTTGCGCGGGCCGATGCCGAGCACGGCGGCGGCCTGGTCGAGGGTGCGGTTCATGGTGGCGGGCCTCAGGCTTTGGGGCTGGTGGCCAGGGTGGCGCGGTAATCACGCAGAGCCACCAGCGCTTCGTCTGCCCAGTCACGTGCTTCGTGATAGGCCTTTGAGTGAACCGGCTGATTCACACCGAGCCGATCAAGCCTGGCGGCAGCCAGTGCCAGCGCCTGCTCGAGTTCGCTCTGCTCCGGCTGCGTGGCGGTCTGCGCAGCGGGTGTGGCACGTCTCAAAAGGCGCTCGACGAACAGGTCGAATTCCTCTGCCGTGAACAGGTATCCATCGCCGTCTTCTGCCGGCTGCCCTTCCTCGAACGCCATCTGGTGAATTTCGTCTGATAGCAGCTCACCCTGCGCCGGGGCTGGCTCTGCTGCCTCGTTCAGTTCGCGGGCAGCTGCGTTGAATGCCGCCGTGGCCGCGGCCAGATTGCTTGGGTCAGCGCGCTGCGGTATGGCCTCGGCTGTATCCAGCGTGCCGTTGGCTACGGCCTCGATCCAATCGGCCAGGTGCTGGACGTTGGCGCCGTCGTTGCGCTGGAGGGTCATGCTGTGGCGCTGCTCGCGCATGAACAGCACGGCCAGCAGCTGATCGCCGGTGGCGCTGGTCAATGGCTCGATGCTCAGTTCTGCGCGCAGCTCGCGGGCGGGCTGGGTTAGCAGCAGGGTTTCGCTGCCGGCCTGGCTGGCGAGCATGCCGAGGGCGGCTTCGCTGCCTCTGGTGAGGGAGAAGGTGCTCATGCGCAGTCGCCTCCGAACGGGCCGAAGCTCTCGAAGGTGGGGCGGATGTGGCGCTTGAGTTGTGCAGCGCGCAGGGTGACGTGAGCGGTCAGGCCGGTTTCACGTTCGATGCGGCGTACGGTGAAGGGGTTGGATGCCGCTGCCGGGTGCAGAAAGACCGGGCAGCGGGTACTGCTGTGCTGTGCTGTGTCCATTGTCGCGATCCCGTGGTGAGTGGGTACGCGACAACATTAGCGCCTGCTAATTTATTCTGCAATAGCGAATGCTAATTTTAGGTCCGCACTAACTCTGCAAAAGAGTCGCGGGCAGCCTTTCTGTAAGCATTGGCTTACGCCGAGCGTATAGTTATCGACGTATCTATCACATTTGCTTAAGCCCATAGTTCGTATGCATTAGCGAAGGGACGCGCATAAGGCCTGGATGGCTTGACGGACAGCCTCGCGGAGCGAGGAGCTTGGAGCAGACTCTATAGGTACAAATAAAAGCCCCGCTTCGGCGGGGCTTTTTACGTGGCACTACGCAAAGATGTGCGTTTGCCAGTGTTGTTCGCTCACGATGGCCAGAGGCACGCCACTGTCTCGGAGTTCGACGGCTTTCTTGATCTTGGTGCCGTAGGTGCTGTGCAGCCATTGGTCATTGCCAATGCTGCCGACTACGAGGTAGTGGATCTTCTTGCTCACTGCGCCGCCAATAATGCCACCGCGCTCGGTAACAAGCGCTTCGCAGTCCTTGCGTGGACCGTACGCCATGGTGCCGGTGAAGAGGTAGCAACGCCCAGGTATGACCAGCTCTGGTGCTGGGTCGCAGAAGGGCAGGGTGGTTGGTGCGGTAAAGGGCTTCTCGGTGCAGAGAGTCGGGCCGGTGAACTTGTGCAGCAGTTCGACCAGTTCGGTGCTTTCTTCGGGCTGCAGGATCCCGTCACTCAGCATGTCGGCCAGGCGGCGGTAGATGATGTTGACCACCGGGTCCTCGAAGTGCGTGAAGTTGGTTTCGATCCACGCCTTGAGGAACTCCGCTTCTTTCTGGTTGACGGTGCCGTCGGCAATGAGCCCGGCACTCATACCGATCAATTCGTCGGCCGCGCGCCGGTCAATCCTCGCTTGATGGAAAAAGCGACTGTTCTGAAATTCCTGGTGCAGGTCCATCGGTAGCTCCTTCTTCGTCGGTTTCATTCCCTTGGCCGGCGAGCTTGGCTCTGTCACCGGTGAAGGTGACGATCATGCCCGTTCGGCTGCAGATGATGGTTGGCTCTTCGGTCAGGTCGATGTGCAGCGGCTCGCCGCGCAGGCCCTGCCATTCGGCAAGATAGTGCAGAGAGCCCCAGCGGGTGAGCTTCTTGAGGGTTTTCAGGCCGCCACCTTTCCAGCCCAGGGGTGGGAGTTCGCCGGCTTTGCAGTGGCTTGCTAGCTCTGGGTTGCGCTGTGCGTCGCGCCGGCCGATTTCCCATGAGCGGATTAGGCCGCGATCATTGGCCTGCCAGGTCTGCTCCCAGCTGAGGCCCTGGCGGTCGGGCTCGGAGATGTTGCGGTGGATGGTTGGCATGCGTTCCCTCGCTGGTGTTCAGAGGTCGACGATTTTACGCCTGGCTCTAGCGCATACCATCCACTCTTCGTTGAGCTTGATGTACTTCTCGGGCCAGTCGGGATTGGTGGCGTGCAGGAAGTATTCGTTGCCGTCGCGGCATAGCTTTTTGATGGTGACGGACTGGTCGCTCAGGCGTTTGGCCAGGACGATGTTGCCAGGTGCCCACTGCATGTCGGGGTCGAAGACGACCTTTTCGCCTGGCGCAAGGGTTGGGTACATGCTGAAGCCGCTGACGACGAGGACGAATGCGCGCGGGCCTGCCGGGCCTCCGGCTTCAATCCATTCTTCGGCGTAGCCGGGTGGGAAGTTGTCGACGGCTTCGCAGAACTCTCCGGCCTGAACCTCTCCGATCACTGGCAGCATCCTTTGCTGGTTGTAGCGGCCGGCTGCGTCGGCTACTGCGGCGCTAGTTGCCATTTCCAGCTGGGCGGCGGCTGAGAATGCGGCGGTGGCTGGGTCCGGTGTTTCGCCCGTGCCTGGGGCTGTCAGCGTGCCGGGTAGCAGGGCCAGCTTTTTCTCGAGATTGGCCGCGGCGCGCTCGCCCATATTCCTGTGGCCGTTGAGTATCTGCGACAAATAGGAGGGGTCGAGGTCGTGCCGATCCGCAAACTCTTTCAGCGATGATTCGCCGATCAGGGTTTTAAGCGTCGCTATGCGGGACTGGTAGATATCCATCTCCTTATGTTCAGGCCGCGTTAGCAAAGTGTAAATTACGGATTGCTATTGCGAAGTCGATTAGCGATTGCTAATGTGAGCCCCTAACGGAGGTATTCATGACTCTTCTCGATTTCATCAAGCCGCTGGACAAGGACGCGCAGCTCGCGCTCGCGACTCGTTGCGAGACAACGCTTGGGCAACTGAAGCAGGTGGCCTATGGCAACCGTCGAGCCAACGCTGCGCTGGCCATCGCACTTGACCGAGAAACCAACGGCGCTGTGCCTTGTGAAGAAACCCGCCCGGACATCGATTGGGCTTACCTTCGCAACAACGCACGCCCGAGTGAGCCAGTTGCCGCGTAAGACAGCGGCCTGATTTCGATTTCAACCCCGCCGGACACAGCACAGTTTCAGTATCGGCGGGGGCCGGTTCCGGGAGCCTCACCAGCAGACCGGAGCCGGCAGGCCCAAGGGCCAGGAGCAACAAACCTGACGCCATGGCGGCAGGTGGATGTAGAGGCTGGAATCAAGGCGCCCACTCACCAAAGTAAAGCGGCCTTGACCCAGCGGTCCGGGAGACGGGTACCACCCCTGACTCCCTCAACAGCAACCCCGGTGGACACAGCACGTATACGACCGGGGTTTTTGCTGCTGTGGCCATAGGATAGGGCGTTGCCCTGGCCTATGGCTATGGTAGCCAGCGGGGTTTACTACCAATGCGCGCTACTACGCTTGAACATGGGCCGCTTACCACTCTGGAAGCGGCTATCGATAGGGACGCCCGAGAGGCGATCCGTGGGGGCCACACGGCCGTTTGCGCGATTCTGGAAGAGCCGTATGGCCCGTTTCAGAAGCGCCTTTCCTGTTCATACCCTGACCACCACCTGCATGCGGACGATGTGGAGCGCGTGATTGCGCTCGTGCAGGGCCCGGCCGTGCTGGCGTGGTTCGAGCAGGTGTATGGGGTGGTCAGCTTCAAGCCGACGCCGGTACCGGCCACGCGCGATGCGCTGAAGGCGCTGGGCAAGCTGCTGCAGGCCGAAGGCGAGTTCGTGGGCAGCCTGCATGACGGCGCAGCGGACAACGTGTGGGAGCCGCACGAGGTCGAGACACTACGCGGACATGCGAACCGGATGATCAGCGAGATTCTCGGGATCGTGGCCGGTGCGGAGCAGGCCATGGGGGAGCAGCGCCATGGATGAGCATCTGATCGAACGTGCTCAGCGTGAGCAGGACGAGGAGCTGCAGCGCATCATCGCAAGCCGTGTGCAGTACCAGGGCGAAAGCCTGACCGAGTGCGAAGGGTGCGGCGGCGAGATTCCGCAGGCCCGGCGTGACGCGGTGAAGGGTTGCCGGATGTGCTTCGCCTGCCCGGCGTTTGAGGACAAGAAGAATGCGGGGGTGCGCCGTGGTTGATCTTTCGAAGGTGGAGCTGCTGGCGTGTCCTTTCTGCGGTGAAAACGAGATTGTCCGGACCGACGTCTGGTCCGGCTTCCACGCAAAGTGGGTGGACACTCAAGAGTGCAAGTGCTGCGGTGCTGCTGCGCCGGTTGAAGTCTGGGCCCAGCGCTACAGCGACACCGCGCGGCAGCCCGAAGATTATGTGCCGGCAACGATGAAGTTGCCGTGCGAGGTGAAGCTGCCTGGTGGCATGACCATCGGCATAGGCTGCCGGTTGTCCACCTTGCTGCTCGCACTGAAGCAACGCGAGGACGGCCCGTTGTGGCGTCAGCGTTTCGGGGAGCCGCTGCCGTTCGACCCTGCGCTCCACAAGTTGATTGGTGATGCCGCCTCTCACATTTCGCAGGCCACGCCGCAGCCGGAGCAGGTCAAGCCCTTCGAGGCGCTGCAACACGCCGTCGCCTACTTGTCCCGCAGTCCATTGGAATCAATCCATTCTGGGTCCGCGCTGCACAAGCTGATGGTTGCCGCCCTGGCCACTCAAGGGGGCGCAGATGTCTGAGCGCGTACCTCTAACCCTGGCCGATCTCCCCGAGCTGTTGCAGTACATCCACGCCGATAACCGCGATACCTGGTTGCTGGTGGGCATGGGCATCAAGGCGGAGTTCGGCAATAACGGGTTCGATGCCTGGGATACCTGGAGCGCCGGTGCTGACAGTTACAGCACCGCGGATGCGACGACGGTGTGGCGCTCGTTCCGCAAGGCGGGCACGGGCATGGGCACGGTGATCAAGCTGGCAAAGGACAACGGCTGGCGGCCACGCCGGGAGCCGATCACTGCCGAGGAGAAGCGCCGGCTGAACGCCGAGGCCGAAGCGCGGCGGGCGGTTCGCCAGGCTGAGATCGAAGCGGACGAGGCGAGGGCGCAGGTAATGCGCGAAGCCGTGGCCGCTGCCTGCGAGTTGATCTGGACGAAGCACTGCAAGCCGCAAGGCGAAAGCCCCTACCTGGAACGCAAGCAGGTGGGGGCTTTTGGTGTTGGCTATTTCCATTACACGGTTGTGCTGGCCATCGATGACGAGCGGCAGCGCTGCGACGTGTGGGTGGGGAGCGAGACGCGCGAGTTCTTCGCGGCCATGCCCAAGCCCCGGCCGGATTCGTTGTCGTTCCTGATGTTCAAGGCGGGCAGCATTGCCATTCCGCTGCGTGATGCGGCGGGGAAGCTGTGGAGCCTGCAGGCGATCAACGAGCAGGGCACGAAGCTGTTCCCGAAATACGGGCGCAAGGCGGGTTGCCGGCATGTGCTGGGTGAGCTGGACGGCGCGACGGTGATCGGCGAGGCCGAAGGCTATGCGACGGCTGCCAGTGTGCATATGGCGAAGGGTTGTCCGGTAGCGATGGCGCTGGACTCCGGCAACATGCCGGCGGTAGCGCGTGACCTGGCGGGGCAATGCCCGGACGCCCTGCTGGTGGTGGCCGGTGACGATGACCCGACGAAACCCGGCAACCCGGGACGCAAGAAGGCGGAAGCGGCGGCGGGTGAGGTGGGCGGCATTGCTGCCTTCCCGACCCAGCCGGCCGAAGGCGAGGCGGGGCAGGACTGGAACGATGTGCATGTGGCGTGGGGGCTGAATGCGGTAGCGCAGCAGCTCGACGCTGCTGTTGCTGCTGGCAAGCCTTCCCCGACCCCATCCGCTGACGAAGCCGCTGCGCCGCTGGAGTATGAAGTGCCTATTTCTGAAGTCCTCCCCGGCGCCCCCACCTCCGCGTGCGGTGAAGCTGTACCAGATATGGCAGGTGCGCTCACGCCGGGGGGCGCGGGGGGCTTCCGGATTGGTGAGCAGGAGCTGTTGAAGGATTTCGTGTTGATCTACGGCACTGATCTGGTGTGGGACTGCAACCGGCGGCGAATGGTGAAGCTAGCGGCGCTGCGTGAGGTTGTCGGCCGCGAACGGATCAAGCTGTGGCAAGAGAGCCAGCATCGGCGAGTCGCCGAGGATGTGGTGTTCGACCCGACTGAGCGGTGCGGGCCGACGATGCTGAACCTGTTTGATGGGTTCAAGATGGCTCCTTCGCCCGCTGGCCAGGCGGGGTGCAAGAAGATTCTGGCGCACCTGGGCAAGCTATGCGGCGAGCGTCGTGATGAGTACGTTTGGTTACTACGGTGGATCGCCTACCCACTGCAGAACCCCGGCGCGAAGATGGCCACTTCGGTGGTGATGTTCGGCGCAGAGGGACCGGGCAAGAGCTTGGTTTGGGAGAAGGTGGTAAAGCGTATCTACGGCGAGTATGGGGTGACGATCGGCCAGGCGCAGTTGGAAAGCCAGTTCACCGGTTGGCAGAGCCGCAAGCTGTTCGCGCTTGCCGAGGAGGTAGTGAGCAGGGCGGAGATGCGTCATTACAAGGGGTTGCTCAAACACTTGGTGACGGGCGAGACGCTGCAGATCAATGAGAAGATGCAGAGCCTGCGCGAAGAGCATAACCACCTGAACTTCGTATTCCTTTCGAACTCGACGGTGCCGCTTGAGCTGGACGATGGCGACCGGCGCTATCTGGTGCTCTACGTGGATAACGTGCCGCCAAAGGAGTACTTCGCGGAGTTGGTGGCGGAGATCGAGAACGGCGGTATCGCGGCGTTCTACCAGTACATGCTGACGCTGCCGATGGAGGACTTCAACGAGCATACGAAACCACCGCTGAATGAAGAGAAACAATCTCTGATCGAGGGGAGCATGAGCCCCGCTCGATACTTCCTGCGTGTGTGGCAGCGGGGCGATCTGGACTTGCCGTATGGAGCAGCCGTAGCTGGTGACTTGTACCGAGCGTTTTGCCGCTGGTGCGAGCGGGCAAACGAGTTCAAGCGCCGTGAGCGGGAGTTTTACCAGGAAGTGCAGCGGGATATGGACCAGGTGCGCAAAGACATCAAGTTTCCCAGCGCGCAGAGCGACTTCAAGACGTGCCGGATCTATGTGCCGAAGGGTGAGGGCGGCAAACATCGCGACAAGGAATGGATACAACAGGTTGCTTTGCAGTGCAGGGCGTTCCGCGGTGCCTTGGATGAGCGATACCAGCAGGTGGCGGCGTGATGTTTTCCGACATTCCGACACATAATCCGACAGCATTTCCGACAGGACGCAGCCCGTCTAGGGCGTGGGTTTCCTACGTTCCGACAGGCTTTTAAAGAAAGGACATCGCGCGTGCGCGCACACGATGGTTTTATATATTTATCTGTCGGAATGTCGGAAAAGTGTTTAACAGGTTGATTCTTAAAGAAAAAATATTCCGACAGATATTCCGACAGCATTCAGACAGTCAGACACAGCAGAGGAAGGGGCGAATTATGGGGATTTATGAGGCGAAACAGGGCCAGCTGGTGAAAGTTGCTGCGACTCTGGAAGAGTACTTGGGCCTTGATTGCATCGATGACTACGAGAAGTTCCTCAAGCAGCAGGGGTTCAGGATTGCGGAGGAGGAGGCAGGGGCTTACATCGTGCTGACCCGAGGCCTGCCAGCACGAGCAGATGCTGCTATGGCCAGCGTGCGTTTCATATTCGACGTGGCCATCGACGACGACACGGTCGAATACATCATGGTGGACGACGATCTGGATGCCTATCTGACCGTTCTGGCCAAGCTTGAGCCGATGGTTGCTCGTGGCCTCCGCGCTGAGCAGGCGTTTGAGCGAGAGTTGGCGAATCCGCGCTGAGGGTGGCCAGGATGATTGATGAGATGGAGGTGCTGTTGCAGGCGTGGGGCCGTGAGGTTGTGAACCCTGCTCTGGATGTGGCCATCGCCTCGCCCCTGGGGCGGATGGGTGACGATACGCCGGGCGGCGTGGGCGGGCATCGCTGCCTGTCGCTGGTGGAGTGCGCGGTGGCGATCAGCCGTGCGAGCCAGGCGGTGAGCATGGCGCTGGATGGTATGGCGAAGGATGCGCCCCTCGGGCTCGGGTCGCGTGGGCGTGTGCTGCAGCGGCTGGCGCATGTGCGCTACTGCCAGGGGCCGCAGGCGGTGGCCGTGGCGGCGCAGTGTGCGCGGTTGGGTATCTCGATGCGGACCTATCGCGCCCAGGTGGATGAACTGCATGCCGAGCTGCAGGCGGAGTGGCCGGTGGCGCTTGCGAGGCTGCAAGCGGCAGAGCGGGGCACGGATGCACATGCGGCTGCGGTGAAGCGTGCGCGGGCTGCGCGGGACGTAGCCCGGGAGATCGCACGGGCTGAGCGCAAGCGGGTGGCTGATCGCAAGGCTGCTGCTCGGGCCGTGAAGGCGGCGGCGGAGTTGCGGAAAGTCGGCGCTGCTGGATGACCGTTCGTCGGGATGGTTTGGCGCGAACAGCGTTCAACTCTGCTTAAGTGTGCTCAACCGTGTTGAACAGCGTTTGCAAAAATCGGCGGTTGCGGGCGTTGCATGTCGACTGTAGAAAGTGCCCATGGTTGTAGAGCTGCGCCCGCAGCGATAACCACCGAGCGACGTGCTGTGTCGCGGCCTGTTCCCCGGCAGGCCAGCCCTCGCAAGAGGGCACCCATTCCAAGGCTCACCCGTAACGGTGGGCCTTTTTCATTTGTGCCGCTGGAGACGTTGCATGGCTGAGCCAACGAGCACCACGGCAGGCGTTGTGGTGGCAGGTGCGGCCGGTGCCGGCCTGGCTGGATTCATGGCTGGCGTGAATGGCGATGCGGCTGTCGGCGCGCTGCTGGGTGCGCTGGTGTACGTGACGACGACGCATGATCTGCCGATCTGGAAGCGGCTGCTGTTCTTCCTGGTATCGGCGGTGATGGGCTACCAGTTCGCGCCGGCCATCGTGGAAGCGGAGTTCTGGGGCTTTCGCCCGTTCGCTTACCCCGGCCCGGCAGCGTTCGGTGCGGCGGTGCTGGTGGTAACGCTGGCGCTGGCTGCGATCCGCCGGCGTGGTGTGCCATCGATCAGTGACGGAGGCGCGGATGGTTAGTGCTCTGTTGACGCAGGTGACGTTCCTCATCTGCCTGGTTCTCTTCGTGCGGCTGTTCACCTATCGCCGTGGTGCTGCGCGGTTTCGGCGCGGCGTGTCGTGCCTGGCCATGCTGGTGATGGGCTGCGCGGGCGCTGCTGTGATCTACATCCTGACCGGTGAGCTGCGCGTGCCCGCCATGGCCTGGCCGCTGGTGGTGCTGCTGGCTGTGTTGGCCTGGGCCATCTGGCAGAGCGGCGGGAACCTGGCCGGCGCGTTCCGGCCGGGTGGCTGGGATGGCGTGGAGCGGCGGCAGGAGGAGAGGCGGGCGGCTTTGAGCCCGGTGAGGCGACGGTAAGGTTAGGCCGTCTCCGCTTCAGCGTCCTTCTCTCTCTTGCGGCGCTTGCTCGCTTCACCGAAGGTCAGAAAGGCCGCCGTGTATGCGATCAGGTTGAAGAAGTGGAGTAGCGCGCCTAAGACCGACAACCTGGTGATCGGCTCTGGGCTCAGGCCAAACAGAGCTAGTTGCCAGAGCGAGAAGAGAATCACCGCGATGATAGCGATGAATCCTGCGATGCCGATGAACTCTGTCCGTTGATCGTGATTTAAGCGCACCCACTTGTAGATCGCTGCGATCACCATCAGTACGTATGGCGCGACTTCCTTGATTACTTCCATGTCTGGAGTGTCCGAGTGAAAAAGGAAGATCGTCACCTCTGAATGTCAGAGGCGGCCATCGCCAGAACACTTGGGTCCTCCCAGGGACCTTTGCCAAATGCGGCGACGTAGACCGCGGATTTTTCGCAGAGTGACGGGCGTATAGGGGGTTCCGCTTCCGGCCTGGCCCTGCGCTGGAGTTGTTCATGCCCTCGCAACGAGAAATTGCCCAGCACCTGGACATGAGCGAGCGCAATTGCCGCGATGTGCTCAAGTCGCTCGCGATCGACTGGACTGCGGCCACCCTCGACGAGATCCGCACCGCCTACATCCGCGACCTGCGCGAAAAGGCGGCGGGCCGTGGTGGCAGCCAGGTCGAGCTGCTCAATGCGGCTCGTATAGAAGAGTCCACTGTCAAGGCCGCCAACGGCCGCCTGGCTTACCACGAAAAACTCGGGACGCTCGTCCCCACGGCTGACGCTACGTTCGCCCTCAGCGACTGGGCCAGCTTCGCCAACCGCGAATACCAAAGCGGTTTCGAGAAGCTGATTCAGGAGTTGGAGAACGGCTTGAAGGTCAGCATTGACCGAACCACGGTGGCCCGCATTGCTGAATCTACAATCGGCCGAATTGGAGGCTATGCGGATAAGCTTGGCCGGCGCCTTGCTGGAGGCCGGCAAGCAATTCAACCCGCCGAAGCAGATAGCGACAGCTGAGTACCTATCGAATGAGTTCTATCTGCCGCCCGAGTCGGGTGTGCTGAGCGGGCTCTACGACTTCTACTACACCCCGTATTTCCTTGGGGTAGCCGCAGCGCTGGATGATCCTGCCGTCAGCGAAATCGACTTGATGAAGGCGGCCCAGATCGGCTGGACCTACTTCATGGTCGGTTTCATCTTCAAGCGGGTGCAAGGGCAGCCTATGCCGATCATGGTGCTGTTCGCGAAAGAGGGTGACGGCAAAAGCTTTCACGACGAGAAGCTGGTTCCAGCTGTTCACGCCAACCCGCAGATTGGCCGGCTGATGGACGTTTCGACGGCCAAGAAGCAGGGAAACCGCTGGAACCACAAGTCATACACCGGCGGTTTTCTAAAGCTGGTCGCCTCCAACTCGCCAGGCAATGTCAAATCGACCTCATCGGTGGGCTTGGCCATCGTCGAAGAACCCGACGACACCAGCGATGACGTGAAGAAACAGGGCGATGCCATCGGGCTGCTCGAGGAACGTGTGAAACGTTACCCGGGCGCCAAGTTCGTTGTCGGTGGCACGCCCTCGCTGAAAGGGTTCTCAAAGACCGAACAGCGTATCGAACAGACCGATCGCCGCGTGCTGCCAATCGTGTGTCACGAGTGTGGCGAATCGCATGTGCTGGACTTCCAGTACATCAGCTGGCTCGACGCCGACGCCGATGCCCAGCCCCACGAGATCTACGGTCGCGCGCTGCCCGATACAGCGGTGTATGCATGTCCTCACTGTGGCGGCACGTGGGACGACTACCAGCGTAAGGAAAACATCCGCAACACCGTCTTCAATGCGGTCGAGAAGGGCGACCCGCTATGCGGCTGGGTAGCGACTCGGCCTTTCTACGGTAAAGCAGGGTTTGAGGAACTCAACGAACTCTACGCCTGCCTCCCTGGCACAACGCTTTCCGGTCTGGTCCGCGAAAAGCTGGCGGCGGAGAAGCTGGCGGAGAGTGGTGATCTCAAGCAGATCATCAAATTCGTCAACCAGAAGCAGGGTCGCCCTTACGAATACAAGTCCGACCTGCCTGATGCCGAGAAGCTGGCGGAGCGCGTCGAAGAGTACGGTGAGCTGCGAGTCCCGGCGGGTGGTTTGATTCTCACGCTGACGGTCGACGTTCAGCACGACCGTATCGCGGTCATCCTTCGTGCGTGGGGCCGCGGTGAAGAGTCCTGGTTGATCCTCTGGACCGAGATCTCCGCGCAGACTGGCACCTCTGACAAGAACGACCCCGTGTGGACCGAACTGGATCGCCTGGTGTTCGGCGTCTACGAACATGCCAAGGGCTATCGGTTGCGCATCAGCGCGGCGAGTATCGATGCCTCGGACGGCCAGACCAACGATGCGGTGTATCACTACGTCCGTACGCGCAAACAGCGACTAGCGAAGCTGCTGGCGATCAAGGGTGCTACCACGCTGGACGCCGAGATACTCACCGCCCCACGCAAGATCGACCTCAACGCCAAGGCCACCAAGGCAGCGAAGTACGGCCTGCAGGTCTACATGGTCGGCACCAACAAGGCCAAGGACCTGCTGGCCGAACGCCTGAAACTCGCTGGCTATGGGCCTGGCCGGATCCACATTTACGCTGGAGTTCGCTCGGACTACTTCCCGCAAATGTGCGCCGAGGTGAAAGCACCGAGCCGCCGTCACTCCGGAAAAAAAGTGTGGCAGCCGAAGGCCGGCGCAGCGCACGAAGCTTGGGACTGCGAGACATACCAGATCCACCTGGCGCGTTACCTGCGCCTGCACCTCAAGTCCCCGGCCGATTGGGATGCCATCGAGGCAGGGCTCATGCAGCCTGACCTGCTCGCTGACAGCGAAGTGGTGCCCGTCACCACCTTGGCCAATCTTCCGGACGCGCCGGCAGCCACTGCTAAGCAAGCCCCCTCGCTGGCCGACCTCGGCCGCATGATGAACGGAGACGACTGATGTCGACCCAGCAGCAATTGACCGAAGCACGCGGCGCGCTGCACCGGCTGATCATTGGCGAGAGCATGGTCAGCCTTCAGCGTGACGGAAAACGAGTGGAGTTCGCGCAGGCCAATCGCAGCGATTTAGAACGCTACATCGCTCATCTCGAAGCGCAGCTCGGCGTCGGACAGCCGCGGCGGCGTGGCCCCGCAGGAGTAATCGCATGACCGCCGTCCAAATCCTACACCCGAACGGCCAGCCTGCGCGGCAGCAGATGAGTAGCTGGCAGGGCGCTGGTGGTGGCTTAGGCGGTCAGCTTGAGCGCTGGAAGCCTGCGCTCAAGACACTCGACGCCGCGCTGCTGCCGCAGCTAGACCTTGGAAATGCCCGTGCCGAGGACGTTACGCGCAACAACGCGTTCGCGGCGAACGGCGTACAGCTGCATGTCGATAATATCGTCGGGCACCTGTTCCGGCTGAGCTACAAGCCGCGTTGGCGGCGTCTTGGCATCAGCGACGTCGACGCCCGATCCTTCGCCCAGGACGTCGAGGCCTGGTGGACCGAATATGCGGAGGACCCGATCGGCTGCTGGTTGGACGTAGAGCGCAAACGCACCGCCACCATGATGGTGCGTGAAGCCATCGGCACGCACACCCGCCTTGGCGAAATCATGGCTGCGGTCGAATGGCTGGAGCGCCCCGGCACCAAGATGCGCACCGCCATCAAGATGGTTAGCCCCAAACGGGTAAGCAACCCCGGCGGGCGTGCCGACACGGCATCGCTCCGGCACGGCATCGAATTCGACCGTGGCGGCGCAATGATCGCTGCCTGGGTTCGCCAAAGCGGGGCCGGCGGGCTCGGCTTCGGCAATGGCATGGCCAACGAGTGGCGGCGCATCGAACGCGAGACGCGCTTCGGTCGGCCCAAATTCATCCATGTTTTCGAACCCACCGAGGATGGGCAGAGCCGCGGAGCCAACCAGTTTCTGGCAGTGCTCGAGCAGTCGCACATGCTCCCCAAGCTGCAGCACACCAAGCTGCAAAACGCCATCGTCAATGCCATGTACGCGGCCACGATCGAAAGCGAACTCGGTACCGAAGCAGCGCTGGAGATCATCGGCGCCGGCGATGCCGGGACGGAGAACGTCGCTAAATACCTAATGGCTGTGAACAGCTTCCACAACGGCTCGAAGCTCGCGCTCAACGGCGTGAAGATCCCGCACCTTTGGCCAGGCGAAAAGCTCAACCTGCAAACCAGCGGCAACGTCGACAACGGCTTCACCGACCTCGAATCGAGCATCCTGCGCTGGATGTCCGCAGGGCTGAACGTGCCTTACGAGCCGTTCGCGCGCGACTACCGGCAGAGCACCTACAGCAGCGCCCGGGCCAGCATGATGGAAGGGTGGCGCTACTACATGGGCCGCCGCAAGGTCATCGCCTCTCGGTTCGCCACCATGCTCTTCGTTGTTGCGTTCGAAGAGGCCTTGCAGCGGCGTGAGATCACGCTACCGCGCAATGCCACCCGAGGTTTCTACGAAGCCAAAGCCGCCTGGTGCAACGCCGAGTGGATCGGCTCCGGCCGGCTTGCCATCGACGGGTTGAAGGAGGTGAAAGAGGCGGTGCTGCGCATCGAATCGGGGCTCAGCACCTACGAGAAGGAGCTGGCCCTGCTTGGCGAGGACTACCAGGAAACCTTCGCGCAGCAAGTGCGTGAGATGAACGAGCGTCGCGAAGCAGGCCTGCCGCCGCCGAGCTGGATGCAAGCCCAAGTATTGGCTCCCGAGCAGGTCGAGCCAACCGAATAGGATCTTCCATGAACAACTATCCGCAAATTGCCAGCCGGGTGCTAAACACGCCCCTGTTGCTGGAGCCGGCCTATGCCCGCGTGTTTTTCAGCGCGCTGGGCAGCCGGCTGAACATTGCCGAGCTGAAGGACGAGCAGGGCGCCATCGACATGGGCCAGAAGCTGCGTGTCGATGCCCGTACCTACAACAAGACGCGCGTCAACGCCTGGGGAGAGGAGGAAATCCTGTTCCAGGTGGTTGACGGCATTGCCCTGCTTGATGTGAAGGGCACGCTCGCCCACAAGTCTGGTTACCTGAAGCCATACAGCGGCATGACCGGCTACGACGGCATCATCAATCGCGCCGCGATGATGTTCGCCGAGAGCGACGTCAAGGGCGTGCTGATGGACATGCACACCCCGGGCGGCGAGGTGTCAGGGTGCTTCGATACAGCTGACCGGTTGCGGCAGCTCTCGCAGCAGGCGAGCAAACCGATCTGGTCCATGGCCTGCGACTCGGCCTGTTCGGCAGGCATGGCGCTGGCCAGCGCGGCTGACCGGCGGCTCATCACCCAGACTGGCTATGTGGGCTCTGTCGGGGTGGTCATGGCTCATGCCAGTTATCAAAACTACCTGGAAGAGGAGGGCATCAAGGTCACGCTCATCCACTCCGGGGCGCGCAAGGTCGATGGCAATCCCTATGAGGACCTGCCAGACGAAGTTCTGAGCCGTTTTCAGGCCGATACCGATGCGCTACGCCAACAGTTCGCCGAGCTGGTTGCCCGCAACCTGGGCATCACCACTGAGGCGGTGCTGGCCACCGAAGCCGCGGTATTCCGTGGTCAGGCGGCGATCGATGTCGGCTTCGCCGATGCCCTGGTCAACGGGCATGAGGCGCTGGCCGAGTTCTCTGAATTCCTGTCCAGCCAGGGCAGGGTCACAACCCTAGGAGTCAACCGCATGACCGGTACCACTACCGCGCCGACTGCCGAAGCTGCGCCGCCTGCCCAGGCGTCCAGCCCGGCACCGGCCACTGTCGACACCGCCGCTACCGCGAGCGCCGAGCGCGCTCGCATTCAGGGCATCCTCCAGCATGCCGAGGCCGAAGGCCGCGGCAAGATGGCTGAGCACCTGGCATACAGCTCCGACTTGAGTGTCGAGCAGGCGGGTGCGTTGCTAGCCGTCGCACCCAAAGAGCAGGGCGCCCACCTTGATGCCAGTACAGCGCTGGACGCACTGATGGCTGCCGAGGAGCAACCCAACGTCAGCGCCGCCGCCGGCGGTGACGACAAACCCAACAAGGCCCAGACCATTGCCAGCGCCTGGACCGCCGCCACGGGAGTGAAAGCCTGATGCCTACCGTCCAGCAAACCGTCGACAACTGGGTTACCGGTTCCGACTCCTACCAGACCACCCTGGGCACCATCGCTGCCGGCCAGAACCTGGCGGAGAAAACCCCGCTCGGCCAGGTGGCCGCAACCGGCCACCTGGTCGCCTGGGATCCGGCCGCTACCGATGGCTCCGAGGTCGCCGTGTTCATCACCGCATATCCGGTCGATGCCACCGCCGCCGCGCAGCAAGCCCAAGTGATCAAGTCCGGCACCTTCAATCCGGAGCAGGTTGTCTGGCCTGCCGGCGCCACGGCGGCGCAAAAGCTCGCCGCATTCACCGGCACCCCGATCAGCCTGCAACTGCCGGTCTGATCGCAACCCACCACACCCCAAGGGCCGCTCAAGCGGCTCTTTTCATTTCTGGAGAATGAACAATGGCCGCTGGCTACGATACGACCACCCTCTTGGGTGTGAAGGAACTTCTGCCGAAGTTCACCCCGCTGTTCCTGCAGATGTTTTTCCCAACCATCGCTACCTTCCCTACAGAAGAAGTGGCCTTCGACAAAATCAAGAAGGACCGTCGTCTGGCGCCCTTCGTATCTCCACTGGTGTCGGGGCGCCCCCGGCGCGAGCAGGGTGGTTTTCTCACCACGCTGAAACCGGCCTATATCAAGGAAACGGACGTGGTGCGTCCGACCCGCTTGATTAAGCGTCGCCTCGGTGAGGCCCTGAACGGCGAGATGAATGCCGCGCAGCGCCATGACGCAGTCGTTGCCGATTTGCTGGTCGAGCATGAGGAAAACATCGTCGCACGCGAAGAGTGGATGGCCGTTCAGGCCGTGCTCTACGGCAAGGTCACCATGGAGGGCCCCGACCATCCTGCGGTCGAGGTCGACTACGGGCGCAGTGCTGACAACCAGGTCCTACTGGCCGGCGCAGCCAAGTGGGACACCGTCGATCCAACAACTTACGACCCCTCCGAAGACATCGAAGACTGGGCCAGCGAAACCACTGGCTCCGCTGGCGTGCTGCTGATGGGTAAGGGTGCCTGGCGCTTGTTCAGCCGTTTCCAAGCGGTGAAGGACAAACTCGAAACCCGCCGCGGCAGCACCTCTCAGCTGGAGCTTGGCCCGCAGCTGGAGAAGGAAGTCATGCGCAAGGGCTTCTTCGGTGAGTACGAAATCATCGTCTACACCGGCAAGTACACCAACGATGCGGGCGCCAAGGTCAACTTCATGCCGGATTACGGCCTGCTGATCGCCCCATCCAGCGCCGACAACGTCATGGCCTATGGCGGCATTCAGGATGCCAAGGCCAACGCCACCGGCATCGCCGAAGCCACCCGTTACCCGTCCAACTGGTTCACCGACAACCCCAGCGTTGAGTGGCTCCAGACCCAGACCGCGCCAGTGCCCGCGCTGTTCGATGCGGACGAGTTCACCTTCGTTCAGGTGGCCTAACCGGCTGTTCCATTGAGGCGTGCCGCAGCGGCGCGCCTACAGGAGAAATCGCATGGCAAAGCAATACATCGTGAAAACCACCATTCACGGCATGGCCAAGAAGGGTGACAAGAAGGTTGTCATCAAACGATCGGCGGAGCCGCAAGACGTGCCCGCCAGTTTGGTCAAAGAGCTCCTCGCCAGTGGTGTCATCGAGGAAGTCGCCGGCAAAGGCAGGGCGCACGCCAATGTGACCCAGGCTGACGGTCCTGGCTCTGGCGCTGGCGATGATGACACCGATGCAACCGGCGAAGGCGACGGCGCGAGCGGTGACTGATCATGGCCAGCGCCTTCGATCGCATCATGCAGCGTGCTGACGACACGCTGTTTCGCGTGTTCGGTGAAGACAAGCTGACTTGTGGTCCGACTTACAGCGCACCGGATGACTTCGGTCGTCCGGTACCGCTGGACGTCATCATCGGCCGTGAAGTCGAGGTCGCAGGCGCTGATGGCACGTTCCGTGTCGTGCAATGCCTGGCAGAAATTCGGCTATGCCAGCTGGCCAAACCCAAACGGGGCGGTCGGCTGAAACTGGCCGAAGGCGACTTCATTCTGGATGAGCCACTCGGCACCGACGCGCTGGTCGAGCGCTGGGCGCTGATCCCTGCGAGGTAGCGATGGCCGGTTACGATTCGGTCCGGGTCGAGTTCAAGGATGCCGGCCGGTTCGGTGGGCGCCTGGAACAGATGCCCGCCAAGCTCAGGCGTGCGATCCAGTTGGCGCTGAACACCGTCGGGCGTGGCACTCGTACCCAAAGTTGGCGCGAGATACGCGACGAGATAAACCTCAAGCCGAGCTACATCCGCAACGAGGTGAATTTCATACCGGCCACGCCTGAGCAATTGCGCGTGATCATCTTTGCGCGCAAACGCGGCGTCACTTTGAGCCAGTTCCCGCATCGGCAGCTCTGGAAGCGGGGAAAGAATGGCAAGCGGGTCAGGGCAGGTGTTCGCGTCAACATCAGCCAGGGCTGGACGGAGCTTAACGAAGGCGCCTTCATCGCGCCTATCGGGCCTGCTGGTGGGCTGATCGCTGAACGAACCGGCAAACCCCGCTTACCGCTCGAGGTGCTGCACGGCCCATCACCCTCTCAGGTCCTCAGTACCAAGCTCGACGACATCGGGCGGGATGCTGAACGCAAGCTCACCCCTGAGATTGAACGCCAACTGAGGCGCATCAAGCTATGACCAACCCCATCAAACAGGCGCACCAGGCTCTGGTCCGGCGCCTCGGCCAGATCGTGCCCGCCAACGGCTACATCACCGATGTGGGCACGCGCATCAAGGAAGGCTGGCTAGCAGAACTGCTGCAGGCCGATGACCTGACTTTTCCCTTCATCACCCTGCAGCCCGGGCTGTACACCCCAGGCAGTTGGGGGCCGGGTGCGGTGCTTACGCGAGTAGGGCGGCGAGTTGTGGGCGCAGTCGATGGCACCCGCGATGACTACCTCGAGCAACTTGAGGAGCTCTATTGCGACCTGGTCGCCTGCCTGCAGGTCCCAGAGGGCGTTCCCAATCCATGGGGCTCTCCCGGGCCTCGGCAAGTCACGCTGGAGCCTGGCCAGATGTTCCCGCCGGGTGAAGGCCTCAACGCTGGCACGGTACTCATGCCGCTACAGCTTCACATCCACATTAACGCAGGTAGACAACCATGAGTGCACGCAAGGAAGTCGCAATTCCCGCCGCGGCTGACGGCAAGCCACTGGTGCAGCGCGAAGACGTACTGCTTACCAAGGATCACATCCACAAACGCCAGCAGTGCAAAGCGGGTGACACCATCTCTGTGCTGCCGCACCAGAAAGCCTGGCTGCGAAAGCTTGGCAAAATTGGCCCATCCACCGAAGGGGAGACCATGTAATGGCCTGGGTAAAAGAAACGGCGATGATCGCCGGTATGATCAAGTGTCGCCTAGCCGGCACAGGGGCTCCCTTCGAGCCGATGGGCCTGGGCTCAACCATGGAGCAGGCGCATGAGGTGAATAAAATCACCCTCGCCAACACCATGAACGTCGCCGGCGGCAACTACGACAGTTCGTCTCGGGTGACCGCGATGACGCTGAACTTCAACTTCCGCGAGTTCTTCACCGCCAACTACGTGCGGTTCCTATGGGCGAGCTTCACCGAGCTGCAGTCTGAAGCTGTCACCGGTGAGGAGCAGCTCGCCCAAGTCGGCATGACCACCATGCTCGATAAGATGCCGCTGAGCATCACCCGCGTGGTCGATGCTGAAACCGGCCTGGTCGAGTTCGAAGAAGACATCGACTGGAAGCTGACCGGGTCTGGAATCGAACCACTGCCAGGTGGTGCGCTTGCGAGCGCTATTGCGGCTGCTTCGGGCGACTACCTCATCGAGGTGGACTACATGACTGCCAACGTTGATGACATCCAGCCTCTGGCGAACTCCGGTCAGGAACTGGAGCTGCTGTTCGAAGGCGTGAACGCTGTTGGCACGCAAAAGCGTACCAACAACCTCTACTTCCGCTGCAAGTTTGACCTGGCCGCTTCGCTGGCCTGGATCAACATCGAAGACTTCATGGGTATGGAGGTGTCCTGTGAGGTGTTGGCTGACCCGTCGCGTAACGGCCCTGGCCTTTCGCCTTTCATGAAGATCATGAAAGAGCGCGCAGCGGCGTGACATCTACGATGTAAGCGCCCGAATCCAAGCCCAGCCGTGTGCTGGGCTTTGGTGCGGGGGTTTTGGTAGATTGCCCCGAAAGGTACGGGAGGGACCCTGATGCGATGCCCAAAATGCAGCTACGAACCAACAATGGCTGAAATGCAGCGCAGCCCAAATCACTGCGTCCGGTGCGCCGCGAACTACGCGACCTATCGAGCCCCGACGGCGGGTCAGCGGCTTGCGCGTGGGCTGAAAGATGCCAAGGCGGCGGTAGCCGAAGGTCGAGCCAAGCGCAGTGCCAATCTGTATTGCCCGCGGTGCGGTTCGGTCAGCGGTGGTATCTCGTATACCCGTGGCTCGATGCTGGTCGAGCTGATCCTGTGGCTTTGCTTCCTAGTGCCGGGAATCATTTACAGCGTTTGGCGCATTTCGTCGCGGCAAACCGTCTGCCCGTCATGCCTCAGCCCTGATGTCATTCCCGTGGATTCGCCGCGGGCACGGCGTGAGCTAGGCCGAGGCTGATCGAACCCACATCTTCAACCCGCTTCGGCGGGTTTTTTATTGCCTGGAGATTCATATGAGCGGGAGCGCGGTAGGTAAGTCGGTGATCAAGAAGGTCGGAGGCCGCAGTGTCGTCTGTAGCGAGCTGACCGTTGGGCAGGTGCGTGGCCTGTTGCAGCAGAACAGTGGCGGTGACCTTTTGGACGAGCTGCTGCTCGAGGACGTGCGGCTGGCTGACTTGCCGATTTTTACCGGCCTACCAGCTGAGGAGCTTGAGCAGATGCTGCCCAGCGACCTTGATGTGCTTGTTGAAGGCTGCAAGGAGGCCAACCCCAGTTTTTTTCGCATGCTGGCCAAGCTGGCCAGTCTGCAGAAAACGGCCTGAAAACGCTTGACGATGTGGCATGTCGACTGGTCCGACTAGGCCACCATGGTGTGTGGGGCTATCCGTGGTCGCTGTTCCTGCAGGCACTGAAAGGGTGACGTATGACTGACGTAGAACTGCGGCTGGTAGCGGATGTTGACCAGGCGGCGAAGGGGATCGGTAGCTTCCGGAAAGAGTACAAAGACCTCGTCACGACGCTCGCGAAGCCGCTTAAGCAGATCAACGCCTTTCGCGAGCTGGAGTCGGGCCTTGAAGGCACTGAGCGCGAAGCGCGGGCCGCCCGGGAGCGTGTGCGGGATCTCGGCAACGAGATGGCTCGTACCGCCACGCCCAGCAAGGCATTGGCGGCCTCGTACCGCGATGCTGTCAACGAACTGCGCCGGCTGGAACGGGCCGAAGGTGTGGCGCAAACGCGCCTCGCTGCGCGTCGCCGTGAGTTGCAGGCGGCTGGAGTAGACACGCACAACCTCGCGCTCGAGCAGCGTCGGCTCAGCCAGGAAATGCAGAAAGCCCTGGCTGCCGGCCAGGCCGATCAGCAGTTGCAATCCGCCCAGAAAAGCCTGGGCGTTGGCGAGATTGAGCGCACCCAGCGAGAGCTGGTCAAGCTGCGGGGCGAATACCAGCTGGTGGCGGCAGACAGCAACCTGTCTGCCAAGCAGCGGGGAGAGGCTGAGGCCAACTACCGCCGCAGCGTCTCACGTACGTTGGAGCAGCTGCGCAGCCTGCGCGCAGCCGCGGCTGCGCCTGTTAGCCGTTCCGACCAGGCGGCGGCACTCCAGGCGGAGTCTGCTGCCGCAGCCGAGGCCGCGCAGCAAGCGCAACGGCTGGCAGCCGCCCGGGCACTGGGAGTCGGACGTATCGAAGAGACCCAGCGAAAACTGGTAGAGCTGCGCGAGCAGTACCGGCTGCTCACCTCGGACGGTAACCTCTCCGGTAAGCAGCGCGCAGAGGCTGAGGCGTCCTATCACCGAAATGTGCAACAAACGCTGAGCCAGTTGAGGAACCTGCGCGCCGCTACCAACGAACAAGAGAACCAAGCGCGGATAGCAGCCGCTGCGGAAGCGCAGCGCCATGCGGTCGCCCGCGAGGGCATACGCGCCCGCGCTGCGGCACTGGCGCAGGTGACCCGTGAACAACGGCTGGCCAACATGGAGGCCGCCCGCTCCGATCTGGGCGTCAATCGCTACCGACAGCTGCAGTCTGAACTCCAGCGGCTACGCAGCCAGTACCAGCTGCTGCGCACCTCCGGCAACCTGACGACCCAGGAGCTGGCGCTAGCGCAACGCACCATGACCGCCCGCGTGCGTGAAACGCAGCAGGCACTGCGAGAGATGAATGCCGAGCAGCGTCGCGGTGCTGGTGCCATGTCCGGCATCGGTCTGCTGGCCGCCGGTTACGGCATGGCGCGGGGCCTGCGTGGCGTTACGAACACCGCCGATCAGTGGGTCGAGATCGATGACCGTATTCGTCTCGCGTCTGAGTCCCAGGCCGAACATGCGCAGGGCATGGAGCGCCTGCGTGAGATCAGCGACCGCACCTACACGGACATGAAGAACAATGCCGAGCTCTACATCGGCTCGCTGTCGGTTCTGCGTGGCCGCGGTTTCTCCAGTGCAGATGCGTTGGGCCTGACCGAGGCAATCGGCCTCGGGCTGGTAGCCAGCGCCGCGAAAGGGGAGCGCGCGGCTTCGGTGATCAACCAGCTGAACCAGGCGCTGCAGGATGGCGAGCTGCGTGGCGACGCTTTCAACTCGGTCATCCGCAACACGCCAGCACTGGCCGACGCGTTAGCGCGAGGGCTGGGCAAAACACGTGAGCAGCTGGCCGCCATGGCGAAGGATGGCGAGCTCACTACCGACGTGTGGGTTCCAGCCCTGATCGGCCAGGTTGATAGCCTCGGCGAAGCCGTGGACGGCATGCAGGTAACCGTAGGCGATGCGCTGACCAGGCTGAACAATGCCTGGGAGGAGTCGATCGGCAAAGCCGATACACAGCCGCTCATCAACGCCATCGAGGGGCTCACGCAGGTAATCTCCGATCCGGTAGTCATGGAGAACCTGGTCGCTCTGGCGGGCGCTTTGGTCACCTTGGCCGCCACTGCCGCCGAGGGCGGCTCCGAGTTCGTGGACCTGGGCAAACGCATCGGCTTCATCGCGGCGAATGCAAGCGGTGCTGTCACCGAACTGGATCGCATCGACCAGCAGATCAAAGACATCGATCGCAGCATCGCGGGCACTGGCCTGAACCGGACGCTCGCCGGCATGTGGTATTCGAAGGAAGAGCTGCAGGCACAACGTCAGGCGCTGGTTTCGCTGCGCGAGCTGCTTGTAACCGAGCAGACCGGCATGAACGCCGAGCAGCGCGCCCTGGAGCAGCAGCGGACCGAAGACACCAAGCGGCAGCAGGCTGAAAGGCTGGCCGATTACCGCCGGTACATTGGGGAGCTCGGACGACTGCAGGCTGAGCAGGTGAAAGCGGCCGAAGCCGCTGCGAAAAAGCTGGCCAGCGACGAGAAGAAAGCGCTCAGCGACATTGAGAAAGTCCGTAACGATCGCTTGAAGATCGAGCAGCGTTACCAGGAAGCGCTGGCTGGCTTGGGCGGCAGTGGGGAGGCCTCCTACGGAGCTGCGCAGGCTCTCAAGGTTGGCGCAAAGCAGGCGCTGAGTGCCGGCGATGTCGCTGGTGCGCAGCGACAAGCGCAAGCCGCGCTGAAGATGCTCCAGGATCTCGCCGCGGCTGGTGGGAACACCTACGGTTTCGAAGGGTTCATCAAGGAACTGCAGGCTATCGAACTGGCCGCGAATGACATTGAGCAGACCAACGCAGAGGCCAAGCTACAGGCCATCCGCGGCGAGATCGCCTCGCTCGAGGAACAGGCCAAGCAGCTGAAGGACATTTCGGTCTCGGTGAAAACCGACGAGGCGACCATCGAGCAAGTGCGGTCGCAGATCCAGGCGCTGGCGCAACAGCTCGGCCAGACCGAGATCGTGATGCCGGTACGCCTGCAGATGCCGGATACGAGCGGAGCAGCGGCCACTTCACCGACCACACCCGGCTTCTCCGGCGGCGGTTGGACCGGGCCGGGCGGCAAGTACCAGCCGGCTGGCATTGTCCACGCCGGCGAGCATGTGCAGCCGCAGGAAGTTGTGCGCGAGCCGGGGGCGTTGGCCTTCCTCGAGCGAATCCGGCGCAACGGCTTTCGCGCCACGCTGGATCAGCTGCGGTTGCGCGGCTACGCCAACGGTGGGCCCGTCGTGCCGGTACCGCGCTTCGTGCCGAATGTTCCCGCGCCGAGCCCGGCGCTGCTGGAGGCGGCTGCTGGGCCGCAGTTTCCGCACCTCGGGCAGGTCGACCTCAACCTGGGTGGTGCCTCGTACACGATGTATGTCGAGCGCGAGGTGGCCAGCGAGCTGCGCCTTGCGGCGAGGAAGATCGGCCGCACCCATCGCTGACCAAAGCCCCGCACCTGCGGGGCTTCTTGTTTCTGGAGTCTTGAATGTCCCCACCACGAATCATGCTCGGCGGCGTGCCGATCGTGCTGCATGCCGGTGCGCCCGAGGAAAGCATCGGGCCGATTGGCGGGAGCACCGTGGTGCGCATGAGTGACGGCGCCGGCGTAAAGATGCAGCACTGGAAGAAGTCGGCCGGCAGCATTTCCGGTACCGGCTGGATGCCGCCAGGACTCGCGGGGCTGGATTTTTCCCAGCCGATGGAGCTGCGCAGCACCAAGACGCTGAGCCACGTTGGTCCGGGCCCGACCTTCACGTTGCTCGGCACACCTCGGCCAGACGTTGCGCCCTGGGCGCAGGCGCTGATCGGTGGGCGGGATTGGGTACGGGTGCCGTGCTCGTTCGCGGATGGCGTGGTCACCGTGCCCCCAGTGCCCGGCGCGACGCTGTATCAGGCCTGCTACATGCCGGTGTTCTCGGTGTTCGCCGAGGACCCACAGGAATCGCAGTCATCAGGTACGGCCAGCCATAGCTGGTCCATCCCCTGGGAAGAAGCCTAAATGCTCAACGCCTCGCCACTCAACGCCGTGCCGCTGAATGGCCTGGCCGGTGCCGCTGCAGAACCCGAATACATCGTCCGCGGGCAGTCGTTCCCCTGGACGCTGCGCCTGATGGTCGGCGGGCTTAACTTGACGCCGATGCTCACCGGAACGATTACCGTTGACCGGGAAGAGGGCGCCGCGGGCATTGCGGACTTCGATCTGTTCATCGCGCCAGGCGTCGCCGTAGTGCCTCCCGACTGGAAGGGCCGGGCGGTATCGATCGACTACATCAGCACGAGCCAGGGCGCCACGATCGAGGCGCGCAAGTTCACCGGGCAGATCAGCCGTGCCGACTGGAACCCGCTCAATCGCATCCTGACCTGCGAATGCTCCGACCAGCTGCAGCAGCGTGTCGAGGGCATGAGCATTGCGGCAATTAACGCTCTGGTCGGTGGACTCTGGTCGGAAGATTTGTTCGAGCCGGTCGAGGGCCGCAGTCATTGGGACTATGCCCGCGAACGCCTGAGCACTCGCCCCGTGAGCCTGGACTGTACGGCGGCCGGCGTGCTCCGCGTGACGAGCTGGTACGCGACCGCGCCGCACTTCGTGTTTGGCCAGGGTACGACGCTGTATCAGCGAATCGATCTGCGGCAGTCGGATCTGGACGCCAACACCAATCGGGTAGAGATCGAATTCAGCTACCGCTATCAGCGTCTGTGGCAGCTCAACGAAGGCTACAGCTGGACGCACATCAACGCGGGCGGCGGCATCAGCGGCTTCTGTAACTGGCGGACCTGGTCAACAGAGCTGCCAGATACAGAGATGATTTCGAGCGCCGTCTCTGGAAGCGGCCAGCAGCTGCTTGGCGGCGTTGGCGGCTACAAGCTGCCCATGTCCATGGCCAATCCCTGCGGCGACGGTAACGGCTGGGTCAACACCTTCGACAACCTCTGGCTGTCGGCTCAGTTCACCGGGGCGCGGCGCTGGGTGCAGAGCGTGACGGAAAGCTATTCGCTTGTGCTGGCTACGGCGGCAGGCGAGGCCGAACAGACCCGCATTGTCCAGCGTGCCGGCTACACGCTGTCCATCGAGCGTGACTCGGCCGACAGCTGGGGCAGTGACCCGATCCGCAACGGCAACACCGGCAGCCAGGATCTTTCGGAGGAGGGCCGGCGCAGTAATGCGATCGCTGTCGCGCTGCGCATGGGGCAAACGCAGATCATCGGCGCCCACCGGGAAACGACACTCAGCTGGGACGTTCCGGCGAGTATGGCGATGGGCGTTGATCTGTCGCACACGCTCGAGATCAATGACCAGGGCGTGCACGCGATCGGCAAGTGCCGACGCATCGTGCATCAGTACAACCTGGCCAGTGGCGAGGCTGTGACGGCGCTGAGCATCGCGATCATGCGCGGCGGCGGCAGCAGTGATCCGTTGTCCGTCCCGGCGCGTCCTGACACGAGCCTGCCGCCTTTCGCATCATCCATCACGCCAATGCTCGGCACTCAGCTCGGCGGGCGACAGGTCGACCCGTTCACCGGATTTGCCATCGGCCCGTATGACGAGAGCCGAATGGGTTTTGCCGGCAACTACGACACGAACGACAACCAGCCTGCCGAGTTCTACCCGCGCCGCTTCGACATCGAGGCGCGAGAGATCGCAGCCGAGTATCGCGATGAGCGCACCGGATCGGCATCGCGGCTCTACCGCGTAGGCATCCCCAACGACTTGCTGGAGCTTTAAGCATGACCAACGAAGAACGCCGTCGCGCTTCTGGTGCGGCCATGGCATCAAGCCGGCAGGCAAGTGGCGCCGCCATGGAAGCGAGCCGCCGCGCTGGCGGCACTGCAATGACCGAGCGCCGCACGGGCAAGAGTGTGGCAGAGGACATTCAGTCGCTTGCCGTTCCGCAGCGCCAGGCCAGACCGCTCCCGCGGATTGATCCCGTCGGCGCTCTGCCGGCGCAGCGCGGGACTGGCAACTACCAGGCGCCTTCAGGTGGCGGCACTGGCGGCGGCATTGCCAGCCCGTTGACGGAGATCCCTGAGACACGGGCGTACTACACCGAGGAGCAGTCCCAGCTTATCTACTCGAATGACTACCTCCTGAGCATGGAGGTTCTGCCGCTCAAGTCACTTTTCTTGACTGATGCGTCTGGCGCTGCCGTGCAAATGAACTTTGCTCTGCCTGTGAGGGAAGTCTGATGTTCGATTCGCCGCTTGAGGAATCGGTGCCCGGGCAAGTGCTGCGTTATGGCCTTGGGTATCACGGCTTCGTTGAATTCCCTGCGCTGCAGTCGAGCACCTCTTGCCCTGGTAGCACGGTAAAGCTGACGACCTATAACGGGCTCACGCTCTACCCGTTCCCGGCAAGCCTGATATTCCAGCGGCGAATCGGCGAAAGCGCAGTCCTTTTCCGAGATCCGCGCGCGATCGATTTGCCTGGGGATGAGGAAGATGCGGTGGGGCGGGACTGGCGCCGGCATGCGGTGATCCAGACCAATGGCATCAGAACCGGTGCGGGCCAAGGCGAACCGACATACAACTTTGCGCTGCACACACCGACGCGGAATCTGCTGGTCAACATATCGCTGACCGTTTGCCAGGTGACGAGAACGAAGGTCATAGCAAGGCGCTCATCGCCTGTGAGTCAAGAGAACTACCCAATCAGCGGGCCGTCACTGGGTAATAGCTCGCTCTTCGCGGACGCCACGCCGACCGGCGCCCGAGCGTTGTACTGCAGCCCTGGTAACTGGCTGCGTCAGCTTGTCATCACCGGCAGCTACCCGGCCATCAGCCCGGTAAGTTCCGACGTTGTTCCTCAGGCATCCGCTGACACATCTTCAGAGAGCCGCACCGGTACATTTGCTGAGGATGTGGCTAATTGGAGATTTGGTGCCTCTGCAGGCGTTGGCATGGGGGGCACCTACTACGTTCTGGTAATCGACAATCTGGATCAGGGCGGATCTGACGGGCGCGTATTCAGGCTGCCGTACGCCGGGCAGACAACGACTACCCGGCGCCGAATCGTCAGCGGTTACTTCGATGGCGAGCAAGTAGCTCAGCTTTTGCGTGAGGATGTATTTACCGCAGCTAGGTCGCACGCTGTCAGCTGGGGCGTTACGAATGAGATTGTTAATGAGGACGGTGCGACTGTTTCAACCAGCTTCAGCTCAAGCGACACGGAGGATCGCTCGACATCCATCGCGCTTATTCAAAATGGAAGCCCGGTCACTAAGTTCGAGATTCGGACAGAGTTGCGCACTGATGTATCAGATATCCGAAACAGTAGCGTCGGGATCTTCACGAACAACGAAAACATTCAAACCATCAATTCTGAGGATGACCTACAGATAACGCTGGACGGTGTAAACCTGCTTTCAGGATTCGCCGGGGAGTGGGCGGCCATCGGTGGTGGCGGCGATGGTTTGTTCTATTTCAGCGACACCTCTGCGCCATCCGGAACGCAGATACAACTTCAGCTCAATGTCGGCGTGTACAGCTACTCGATGCAACTCAAATGCCTGCGAGTAGAGGTGATCTATACGCGGCGTGTTTCGGATGTTCTCGTTGAAACGCGAGCCGCCTATTTCTACGGCAATGCCTGCTGCAGAGGCGCGGTTGACTCCGGCGTCTATTCCCCTGCCAGCGGCGGCACTCTCTACGGCTCAGCCGATCCGCTGACCGGCGAAATCCGCCGCAACTATCCATATCCCGTGACCTGGTGCTAACCATGCCGAACTATGTAAACAACTGGATCCGGGAGATCACCCTGGAGCAGGGCGCGACGTCGTGCCCGATTGATCTGCCAGACGGTGAGTACCGGCTAACGCTGGCCGATGCCGCCACCGGTGCGACGCGCTGGGAAATCGTAGATGCTTCTGTTGTGTCAGGCGCCGCAACGCTCACGCGCGGACTTGAAGGGACAGCCGATCAGGACTGGCTGAATGGCAGCGTCATCTATTGCGCGCTTACCGCTGGCACGCTGGCCGAACTTTCTGCCGGTGGCGCGGGCGGCGTAACCGTGAGCGACGAGCCGCCAACGCAGGCCCCGGCTCAGGCCGGTGAAGCCTGGGTGGTGACCGGATATCCGTTCCAGCGACAGTTCGTAGCCGTTGGCAGTAATGGGCCAGAGGACTGGCTACCGTCGCGCGAATGCCCGCCCACGCAGGACTATCAGGCCGCATCTGTTGCCCCGACGCACTCCATCGCGCGCCATGACAAAGAGGTCGGTATCTACTCGCCATTCCAGCAGGCGGGAACGTTCGGCCTGATGCTGGTTATGCCGGCGTGGGTATCCAGTCCGCTCGGTTTTCTGATGAACGTCGATCCGCAGCCGGGCGCCGCGATCTCGCTGAGCCTTGATTTTGCCGCAATCGTGCAGTCTGGCGAGGTGTTTTCTGGCGCGATCGTCGACTACACAGGCGGTGCGCAGGGCTCAGTTTCGGGCTCTGTCGTGACGCTGGATATTGATAGCCGTGTTCGGATATCGAATCTGGTGATTGAGCGCTGGGATGACGAAGGCACATCCAACGTGCAGATTCTGATGGATCTGCGAAACGCGCCAGACCCGGTGCCCGAATTCATCGACCTGACCGGCGTGTAAGCCCGCGGAGCAACCATGCAGCCAGCAAAACTAGATCTGCACATTGTGCAGGGCTCGACCCTGCGCGACACATTGCGCCTGATGCAGCCGCGTTACGAGTACCGGCCGATCACTGCCCTCGGCGGCTCGCCTCTGCGCCTCACCGTGGGCCACGGGCTGCCCGGCAGCTGGCTTGCCTGGGTGGAGGGCGTCAGCGGAATGCAGGGCGTCAACCGCTCTACCCGAGAGCGCCCGCACCGCGTCACGGTGGTTGACGAAAACGCACTGGAGATCAACGCGCTTTCGGCGTTCGGCCTAACGCCAAGCGGCGGGCAGCTGATTTACAAGCCTCCGGTAGACCTGGCCGGAGCAAAGGCCAGGATGCAGGTTCGGGCTGGGCTCGGCGGCGCGGTACTGCTGGAGCTGACCACTGAGAATGATGGTCTGGCTATCACTGGTCCCGGCACGATCACGCGAACCATCAGCGCCACGCAGACAGCCGGCCTCACTTGGACCGATGGCGTCTATGACCTCGAGGTCGAATATGCCGATGGTACCGTTCAGCGCTACCTACAGGGAGCCGTCACCGTCAGTCGTGAGGTGACCACATGAGCGTAGCCATCTGCGGTGACCCCGAGGTGCTGGTCATCGAGGCCGGCAGCGAATATGCCGTTGGCCTTGAGCCGGACGCCGAGACGGTCGTCGTCACGGCCGGGGAGCAGGGGCCGCCTGGGCGCAATGGCGTTGGCGCTGGCGGCATCTCATACATTCAGGACCACGAGCCTGTGTCCGCAAGTGAAAGCGAAACCTGGTGGAACCCGCTGACCCTGCAGCTCAAGGTTTACCACAACAACCGATTTGAACCCGTGTCGCCCGACGGCGGCCATTTCTAAGGAGTCACCATGGCTGACACAATCCGCATCAAGCGTTCCGACGTAACCGCAGCCCCGTCCAGCTTGGCGGCGGGCGAGCTTGCCTATTCCGAGGTCTCCGGCCTGCTCTACTACGGACGGATCAGCGACGGCACGCCGGTTGCGATCGGCGGCAAGGCGCTGAAGGACAAGCTCGACGGCCTGACCGCGTCGGATATCTCGAACTTCACAGCGTCGGTCGAAGCGGTGATCGCGGCGGCGAGCATTGGCGATCTGGCTGACGTGAGCTTGACAGGCGCGGCAAATGGCCAGGTGCTCGTCTACCGCGACGGCTCGTTCGTGATGGAAGCACCGCCAAGCGGCGTTTCCACCTTCGTGACACTGACTGACACCCCGTCTTCTTTCACCGGTGCTGCCGGGCGAATCGTAAAGGTCAACGCCGCAGCTAACGCGCTTGAATTCGTGGACGGAATCGACGGCGGCACATACTGAGGTGACGCATGGCTGACAAGATCCTGCACAAGCGGTCCGGCACGTCGTTGGCCGTTCCGTCTGCGGCATCGTTGGCGCTGGGCGAGTTGGCGCTAAACACCGCCGACGGGCGCGCGTTCATGAAGAAGAATGACAACAGCGTCGTCGAAATCGGAGGGACGGCCTCATCGTTCTTCTCTTTGGTCACCGTACTCGCAACCTCAACCGGCCAGACCTCGTTCACGATTCCGGGCGGCTACACGCCAGGCGCTGTCGTGGTGTTCCTCAACGGTTCATCGCTTGCGCCGGCGCACTACACCGCCACGAGCGGAACCGCGATCGTGCTCGCCAGCGGGGCGGGCATCGTCGTCGGTACTGAACTGGTCGTGCTGCGGCTGGCGGCGTTTCAGGTGGCCGATGCGCTGCCGCTGTTGGGCACGGCGGCGGATTCGAGCAAGTTTGGCGGCCAGTTGCCGAGCTATTACGCCACGCAGTCAGACCTGGCTGGTGTCGCTCCTGGGCCGGATTACTACCAGCGCAACAACATTCTCGGCACCGTCTCCCAAGCCGCCGGCATGCCCACCGGCGCGATCATCGAGCTGGGCAGTAATGCTAATGGCTATTACACCCGATGGGCTGATGGGACTCAGGAGTGCTGGTCAGCGAATATTGCGCTCCCATATATCGGAACCACTTCGTACGAGGCGGAATGGGTATTTCCGGCAGTGTTTGTAAGCCCGCCTAGGGTCGAGCACCAGACTATTGGCACGCAGGTGCTCGTAGGTAACGCACGAACAGCTATTCCAGACCTGTCGACCATACCTACAGGGACAAGCGCCAGATTGAGGCTACTTAGCAATGGATACTTTAGTTCCAGCGTTCCGTCATTAACTACTTCGGCGCATGCAATAGGCCGCTGGTACTAAGGAGCATCTATGCACATCACCCTCTCCCCCGTCCGCCTGGACGAAACCCTGACTGCCTCCCGCGCGGGCGACGTGCTGACCCTGAATGGCGAGGCTTTCGACTTCGGGCCGCTACCAGAAGGCGGCACGCTGCCCGCCGAGGCTATCCGCTCCGACTGGATTGTCAGCCCCGTTTCGCGCATCAACGGTGAGCTGCACCTGACGCTGCGCCTGCCGCATGGGCCGAACCCAAGCCAGGCCATGGCCTTCCCGGAGCCGATAAACGTAACCAAGGACGGCTCGATCCCGCTTCCGACTGATGAGGTGCCTGCATGAACATCGACTGGAGTGGGATGCTCACCGCTGAGCAACGGGCCGCCTCGGCGGCTGCGGCTACCCTCACAGCCCGCATCACTGCCAATAATGCCGCCTACGAAGCCGCAACAAGGGCGCTCACGGCGGATTACCCGCAGCTGGAAAAGGACACCTGGCCGACACAGAACGAGGAGGCATCGGCCTGGGTGACTGATCCGGCCGGCGCGGCAACACCATGGATTGACCGGGCTGCAGCCGAGCGCGGCCTGGATCGGGAGGAATACATCCGCCGAACGCTGATCAAGGCGCGGCAGTTCAAGGTGATGTCCGCATTCCTTACTGGTCGCCGGCAGAAGCACGAAGGCCAGATCAAAGCTGGCAATGACCCGGTGCTGGATTACGCGCTGACGCCAGAAGTTCTGATCGAGCTGCAGCAGATCACGGAGACCATCATGTCCACGCCGGCTGCTGGCCTGCAGGAGGCGCTTGCATGACCGTTCAGCTCGCGCTGTATAAGGGGAAGGGGCAGATCGGCAACGCATTTATCCGACTCTGGACGGGCTCGATCTATTCGCACTGCGAGCTAGTCGTCGACGGCTGGTGCTACTCGTCCTCGGTTATGGACAAGGGCGTGCGCCGCAAGCTGGTTGGAGAGGGCGAGGATCGGATTAGCTTGTCTTCTGACAAGTGGGACCTGATGCCGCTGCCGTGGGTGAACTCAAAGGCTGTCGTCGAATACTTCGAGGCGACCGACCATCACCGCTACGGCTGGCCGTCGCTGATCCTGTCGCAGTTTCTCAACCTGAACCGTCCGGTGAATGGCGCGCAGTTCTGCTCGGAATGGTGCGCCGCCGCTGCTGGGTTGCCGGCTCCGACCATTCTGAATCCGCGCACCCTGGGCGAGTGGTGCAGCTACCTAGGGGGTCTCCATGACTTCGCGTAACCTGGCCCGATGGGGTGGAATTGACCCGGCCACGAAGGCCGACGCCAGCGCTCTGGCTGCAAAGCAGGACATCCCGACGGTAGTCAGCAAGACCGCTACGGCTCAAACCTCGCTGCTGGCAGATGCAGGCCAGTACCTACGGTTCACCAACACTTCGGCCAGCACCTATACGGTCGCCCCGCAGGCGTCGGTGGCATGGGCAGACAACACCGAGATTCACATACGGCGCGCCGCAAACGCCAACTTGACGCTCGCTGCTGGCTCAGGTGTGACGCTCAATGCGCCATCAGGTGGCTCGCTGGTGATGACCGACCGAATGACCGTGACGCTCAAGCGCATTGCCAGCAACGTGTGGGACGTGATCGGCCAGACGGTGGCAGCATGATGCCCGGTGTGGTGGCGGGGTTTACCCGCTTCCCAACAATCCAGATAGTGGCCGCCTACGAAACAGCTTCATATGGCGGCTACTACGCTGGGTCTATGGGCTCAATCACTCCTGCCGGAGCCAGCGCGCTGCCAAACACAGCGCCGGCAGTTGGGGTCAACGGCGAAATACTTGGTCTGGTCTATGAGCTGTATGAAGGCGTCGAGCGGCGCCTGGAGCTGACCATTCGCGGCAACTTTGCGTCGCTGCCATTCACTGGGTTGTCGATCGATGGCGGCACCGCCATCACGGCCTGGACTAGGATCTTTGGCGACACGACGCAGACGCGGTTCCGCCACAATCCAGCCTCGAACCCGATCCCTGCAGGAACACGAACGCTGAAGTTCAGCTAAGCCCGCATCGAGCGGGCTTTCTTTTGCCTGGAGTTTTCCATGACCCTCTCTGAAATACGGGAGCGAGCCATAGCGCCCGCTCTCGCGCTGCTGCCTGCGCGGATGTCGAGCCGAGAGGCTGAGATCATGCTGCTGGCTATTACTCAGCAGGAAGATCCGGAACAGCGGCGCCGCCAGTGGCCGACCGGGCCGGCCCGCGGGATGCTCCAGTTCGAGCAGGGCGGCGGCGTGCGCGGCGTGCTGAATCACCCGTCCAGCCGTGACCACGCCCGCCGAGTGTGTGCAGCGCGCGGTGTTGCGCCGGAGCCTGCGGCCGTATGGGCAGCGCTCGAGCGTGATGACGTGTTGGCGTTTGCCTTCGGCCGGCTTTTGCTCTGGACCGATCCGAAGCCGCTGCCAGGCGAGCACGACGCCGCTGGCGGTTGGGCGCTGTATGAGCGGACATGGCGCCCTGGCAAACCCCATCCGGAGCGCTGGCCGGCTCGATTCGCCGCGGCCGTGCGTGAGGTGATGCGATGACCGCCTGGCTGAAGTTCGTGCCCAGCTGGGCCTGGTGGGTGCTGGCTCTGGCTGTTGTGGCCGGTGGGCAGCAGATCCGCGTGCTATCGGCGCAGTCTGAAGCATCGAAGGCGCAGGCCGAGCACCAGACCCATCTGCGCCAGGTTGCCGAGGCCAATGCCGCGGTGATCCTCAAGCAGCAGGCCGACCGCCTCGCGCTCGAGCAGCGCCTGGCCAAGGCCGACCAACAATCAACCGAGAGACTGACCCATGCACTCACCGAAAACGATCGCCTCGAGCGTCTGTATAGCTCTGCTGACGATGAGCGTCGCCGCCTGCGGATCGAAGTCACCATCGCCCGTAATGACGCCGTCGTGTCCGCCACCACCGGCGCCCGCAGCGTGGGCGATGCAGCCAGCGTCGAACTCAGTCCAGCAGCTGGACGCGCTGTTTGGGATATCCGCCGAGGAATGAAGCAGGACCAGGCCGCGCTCGAATATCTGCAGGAATGGGCCCGTGAGATTCTAGGTGTCCGCTGACCCATCCTCGGCCAGGCACCACCAGGACTGCGCGTAGGCAACCCCGTCGAGGATTTCGTAGCCAGTCAGCACGAACCCGTTGGTGCTCATGCCATGGAGCGCTACGTCGAGCAGTTGCGGTATCACGCTTGATTCCAGCGGGTTGCTCTGCACAAGCCGAGCAATCTCGGACTGTCGGCCGAGGTCCTCGCTTCGGCTGGTCTCGATGCGCACATCCCCGTAGATTGGCGGGGTGCTTCGGCGCTTGCGCGGTTCTATCGGGCGGCCATGATCGCGCATCAGCCGGACGTATACATACATGGCTATAGCACCGGGTCGCTGATTCGCTCGATGAGGTGTGCTCCCTCGTTGCGCACATTGCCTACGGCCGCGGGCACCGGGTACCAGGTGAACTCATCGACGGAAAGGCCGTGCTCCAGTGCGAGCTCCTCGGCCTCCTCGGGGGATAGCTCCGGGTCCAGCCAATGCGCCGCGCATTCCGGGGACAGCACAAGCGGGCGCCGGTCGTGGATGTCGAGCATGCCCGCGCCGCTGCTTGCTGTGATGATCACGAACCCGTCGTCATCCCGTGGCTCAGCCAAGCCGCCGCGCTGGAATTGCCCGATCGCAGCAAAGAAGCACGGCTCGCCAGAGGCCAGCTTGATCAAATAGGGCTGCTTGAGCTTCGGCTTGGCCTCGTCCTTTTTCCATTCGAACCAGCCGTCTGCGGGCACTATAGCCCGGCCGGTTTTCCATATGTCGCGGAAGAACTTGCTCGTCGCGGCTGTCTCGACCCTGGCATTGATCGCCGGCGGCCGTTTCCCCTGCGCCCAGAACGGGGCGTATCCCCAGCGCACCCCGTCCATGCGCAGCCCATCTTGGTCCCGGTGCAGCAACTGCACCCGCGATTGTGGCGGCACGTTGTACCGCCCGATCGGAGTCGGATCTACTCCATCGATCGTCATCTGCCCGAGCGCTTCGAGGTATTCAATTGGGTACCGGTACTGCGTGATGCGTCCACACAT